TGGCTGCGTTTGGGGCTCATGCTCCAAGAGAGCTGGACGCACATCAGCGGTGTGCCTATGCGACTTGTGCGCATGGGGCTTGATACCGGCTATGCAACCCAAGAGGCTTATGCCTTTGTGCGTCGCCAGCACGACCCGCGCTTGTTGCCTATGAAGGGTGTGGCGCGCGGTGCAGCGTTGGTTGGCTTGCCCACTGCGGTGGACATGACCACCAACGGCAGACGTTTGCGCCGAGGCCTGCGTGTCTATGCGGTGGTGGGTGGCATTGCCAAGCTGGAGTTCTTCAACAACCTGCGCAAAACGATTGAGGTCACCGAAGACGGCGAGATTGTGTTTCCCAACGGGTACGTCCATCTGCCGCAAGTCGATGCCGAGTACGTCCAGCAGCTGTGTTCTGAGCAACTGGTCACGCGGCGTGACCGCAATGGCTTCTCGTTTCGCGAGTGGCAAAAAGTGCGTGAGCGCAACGAGGCCTTGGACTGTTACGTGTACGCGCGTGCCGCCGCAAGTCTGGCGGGCTTAGACCGTTTTGAGGAGCGTCACTGGTTGGAGCTTGAGCGTCAACTGGGCATTCCGCTGAGTGCTGAGCCACCGGAGTTGCGCATGGACGGACTGTTCCCTGTGCGTCCAGGTTTTGAGACGTCTGAGTTCTTGCAAGGGATTCAGGGTGTGCGACCACCCAACGATGACGTGGACTTTGTGGAAGCAGAGCCCAAGGTCGAGGTCCATGCCGATCAGGATGTGGATGAAGAGGTGGACGAGCCTGTAGAGGATGTGCCTTGGCGAAACCCGTCTCCATTGCCCAGTGCCTCAAGTCCTACAACTCTCCCAGCCACCCCCGTCGGTGGCTTTTTTATGAACAAAGTCCCCCAGCGCGGCAGGAGGGTCATTCGCAGTAACTGGATGAAGTGATGACGAGCTATACCGAACAACACCTTCAGGCTTTGCGAGAGGCCTTGGCCAGCGGCGAGCATCGCGTGACGTACGACGGCAAGAGTGTCGAGTACCGAAGCGTGACTGACCTCAAGGCTGCCATCGCCGAAGTGGAGTCGCAGATTGCACGTGCCGCAGGTAAGCGCAAGTCTCGCCAGATCCGCATCACAACGTCTAAGGGGTTGTGATGAGTTGGATCAACACCATCAAGCGCCGGATGTTTGGCAACACACCGGTCTATGACGGCGCGGGGATGGGACGGCGCGCGCTGAAATGGAATCCGGGCAATCCGGGTGCTGTTTCAGCGCTGGCGCTTACCCAAGACCAGCTGCGCACCAAGAGTCGCGATCTTGTGCGTCGCAACGCTTGGGCCGCTGCAGGCATAGATGCCTTTGTCGCCAACGCAATTGGCACGGGCATCAAGCCGCAAAGCATGATTCAAGACCAACCCCAGCGCGAGGCAGTTCATGCCCTGTGGTGGAGTTGGTGTGAGGATGCCGATGCGGCGGGGCTCACCGACTTCTATGGCCTTCAAGGCTTGGCCACACGCGCCATGCTCGAAGGTGGTGAGGCGTTTGTGCGCATGCGCTACCGAAGAGCGGAAGACAACCTGTCTGTGGCTTTTCAGCTCCAAGTGCTTGAAGCAGAGCACTTGCCCATCAGCTTGAATCAAGACTTGCCCAACGGCAATGTGATTCGAGCGGGCATTGAGTTTGACCTCTTGGGTCGACGGGTGGCGTATCACCTGTACCGCGCGCATCCCAATGACGGGATGCTGGCGCCTATGTCTGGTGCATCTGGTGCGGGGAGTCTTGATTTGGTCCGTGTGGATGCGACTGAAATCGTGCATCTGTACCGACCACTTCGACCGGGACAAATTCGAGGTGAGCCATGGCTTGCCAGAGCGTTGGTCAAACTCAATGAGCTAGACCAGTACGACGACGCAGAGCTGGTGCGCAAGAAGACGGCTGCCATGTTTGCGGGTTTTATCACCCGCATGGCTCCTGAGGACAACCTCATGGGCGAGGGTGATGCCGATGAAAGCGGCGTGGCCTTGGCAGGCATGGAGCCCGGAACATTGCAGATCTTGGAGCCTGGTGAGGACATCAAGTTCTCTGCACCAGCAGATGTGGGTTCGAGCTATGCCGAATTCATGCGTCAGCAGTTCAGAGCGGTAGCCGCAGCCATGGGCATCACGTTTGAGATGCTCACGGGCGACTTGACCCAAGTGAATTACTCATCCATCCGGGCTGGGTTGTTGGAGTTTCGGCGTCGATGCGAGACCTTGCAGCACGGCGTGATCGTGCATCAGTTGTGTCGTCCAATCTGGCGCGCATGGATGCAACAAGCCGTGCTCGAGGGCAAGCTGGATTTGCCCAACTACCGAACCAAAGCGCGCAAGTACCAAGCAGCCAAGTGGATCCCGCAAGGCTGGCAATGGGTGGACCCCGAGAAAGAGTTCAAAGCCATGCAGTTGGCCATCCGCTCTGGTTTGATGAGTCGCTCGGAAGCTATTTCGTCCTACGGCTACGACGCGGAATCCATCGATCGGGAGATCGCCGCAGACAACGCACGTGCCGACGCGCTGGGGTTGGTACTCGACACCGACCCTCGCTTGGTCGCACGCAACGGAGCTACGAACCAAGCAGCTCCCAGCCACCCACCGGACGTGCCTGACGCGCCGCTGGTGGACCAAGAAACCTAGATACGGTTTTTTTCATCTCTTAACTCAGAGGTTCTATGACAAATCTTCCGACGATGCCGTATCTGGCTTCGCGGGTTTTTGGCACGCCTTTGCTCATTCATCCCCGCAAGCTTGAGGTCATCCTCTCGGTGGTGGGGTCACGAATGGGCATGGTCGTTCCAGAAACCTCAGCGCAGCTGGCGCAAATCTCTCCACCTGAGCGTTTGATGCGCACAGACCTTCAAGTCCCCAACATCGCAGTCATCAGCATCTTAGGGACGCTGGTGAGACGCACGGGTGCCATGGACGCTGCATCAGGCTTAACGAGCTATGCCTCCATTAGCGCGCAAATCAATGCGGCTATCACCGATCCCAATGTGGACGCTGTTCTGCTTGATATTGACTCGCCTGGCGGTGAGGCGGGCGGGGCGTTCGACTTGGCCGACGAAATCGTGATTGCACGAAGTACCAAGCCCATCTGGGCGGTGGCCAATGACGATGCGTTCTCTGCTGCGTACGCGATTGCCTGCAGTGCTGAGCGCATCTATCTGACGCGCACAGGTGGTGTGGGCTCCATTGGCGTGATTGCCTTGCACGTGGATCAGACGCAGCGCGATGCGCTAGATGGCTACCGATACACGGCCATCTATGCAGGTGACCGCAAAAACGACCTCTCCCCACATCTGCCTCTCTCCAACGAGGCGTCCACGGCGCTGCAAAGGGAAGTCGATCGGCTTTACGAAATGTTTGTCTCGACGGTCGCAACCAACCGAGGTTTGGATGCGCAAGCCGTGCGAGACACGCAAGCGGGACTCTTCTACGCGGGTGACGCCATTGAGGCTGGGTTTGCTGATGCCATTGGTACGGCAGACGACGCCTTGCGCGCGCTGGCTATGGAAGTTCAACAACGTAAATCTGCCATCGCGCGATCGTTTGGATCGGGGCGCGAGATGGAAGTCTCACTTCCCGATCCAGTTCTTTCTAAGGAGAAATTGATGTCGCAAACATCGCCGCCTGCATCTACCGCTTCGACAGAAGCTGTCCCTGTCACTTCCACCGTTGTGGTTCCTGGGGATGCAAATCCCCAAGAGCCTCATCAGGCCCCACATCAAGAGGTTGAGTTACCTGCTGGCGCTGGTGAGCCAACGCAAGAGACCCCTGAGGTTAAGCCCGCTGTTGCCGCAGCATCTGCAGCCAGTCATGACATCCGTAAAGCCAGTGCCAACGTGCTGGCCGTGGCCGAGATGTGCTTGTTGGCTGGTAAGTCAGACATGACATTGTCTGCGCTGGAGCGTGGCTTGAGTGTGGAGCAAGTTCGCAATGAGCTGTTGGCCGCCAAAGCGTCCGATAGCCCCGAGATCAGCTCTCACATCTTGCCGCAAGCCGGTACCCAAACGACGACCAAGCCTGAGCAAAGCCCTGTGGTAATCGCTGCACAGCAGCGTGCCCAAAAACTGGCGGCCAATCGTCCTTCTTACAAATCCAACTAGGAGTTTTAAATGTCGGTTCTCACCAATGAGTTGACCTTGGGCGACTTGCTCAAGTATGAGGAAGAGTCCCTCTATTCCCGCGACCAAGTCACAGTCGCTGCAGGCCAGAACTTGCGCATCGGCACGGTCCTCGGACGCGTTGATGCCAACGGCAAGGTCAAAGCACTCGACCCCGCTGCCACCGATGGCACGCAAATCGCCACGGCTGTTTTGTTGCAGTCCGTGGATGCCACCACAGGCGACAAGTCCAGCGGCATCGCAGTGACCCGTCAGTCCATCGTCGCGCACCACGCACTCGTGTGGCCCGCTGCCATCACCGCCGAAGAAAAAGCGACTGCCACTGCGCAGCTCGAAGCTCTGGGCATTCTCGTTCGTCAAGGAGTCTAAGCAATGAACAATCCTTTCCAGTCCCCCGCGTTCTCAATGACCGCACTGACCGCCGCGATCAACATCTTGCCCAATCAGTTCGGCAAGATTGAACAGATCAACCTCATGCCTGCCAAGCCTGTGCGTTTTCGCCAGATTGCCATTGAAGAGCGTGATGGCGTGTTGAACCTCCTGCCCACATTGCCTGTGGGTGCCCCCGGTACGGTGGGCCAGCGCAGCCGTCGCAAGTTGCGTTCGTTCATGATTCCTCACATCCCACACGACGATGTGGTGTTACCCGAGGAAATTCAAGGTCTGCGCGCTTTTGGTTCTGAGACAGACACCGAGACCGTGGCCAATGTGATGACCGATCACTTGCAGTCCATGCGCAACAAGCATGCGATCACTTTGGAGCACTTGCGCATGGGCGCTCTCAAAGGCGTCATCTTGGATGCGGATGGTTCCGTGCTGTACGACTTGTTTGAAGAGTTCCAGATCACGCCTGCCGTGTTCAATTTCGAACTCAACAAGAAGGACACGGACGTCAAGAAAAAGTGTCTGGACCTGAAGCGCTACTTTGAGCTCAACCTCAAAGGCGAGTACATGACCAATGTGCGTGTGCTGGTGTCTTCGGACTTCTTCGATGCGCTCACCAGTCACCCCAATGTGATCCGTGCATATCAGCTCACCCAAGAGAGCGCCATGTTGCGCACGGACCAACGCTCTGGTTTCACCTTTGCAGGTGTGACCTTTGAAGAGTACTTGGGCCAAGCGACGGACATGTCGGGCAATCTGCGCCGCTTCATTGAGCCCGGCGAAGGTCAGGCGTTCCCTGAGGGCACGCTCGATACCTTTGCCACGTACTTCGCACCCGCCGACTTCAATGAGACGGTCAACACATTGGGCCAGCCGCTGTATGCCAAGCAAGAGCCGCGTGACTTCGGTCGCGGTACGGACTTGCACACGCAGAGCAACCCGTTGCCCATGTGCCATCGTCCGAGCTTGTTGGTCAAAGTTTTAGCCAGCTGAGGGGATAGTTGATGAGTCGAGATCCTTTCGTTCAGCTCATCTTTCGGTTGTTTCTTCGCTTGGGGACCCCCGCTGTGTACATCACGCAAGCGGGGGTCTCCCTCGATGTGCGAGTGATCGCCAAAGCGCCCGATGCAGTTCAAAACTTCGGTCAAACCCATCTGGTGGTCGACACCCAGCGTTTTGAGTTGATGGCATCCGAGGTCAAACAGCCAAAAGATGGCGATCGATTGGTGTTGGGTGGGACGCGCTATGTCCTCCATGGGGAGCCGCTCATTGACCGTGAGCGGCTCGTCTGGACGGTGAGTGCGTCTATCTGGCCGGAGGATTGACCGTGTCTTCACGACTCATTGCTGCGCTCAGTGGCAATCTGCAAAAACTCATGGCCGCTGAACTCAAGGCGGCCAGACATGCGGTGACCACAGGTGTGCGTGATGCCACCGATGGCCTCAAAAGTGAGCTGCGCAGTCAGATCACAGGGGCTGGTCTTGGCGCGCGTCTTGCCAATACCTGGCGAGGTGAGGTGTATCCCAAGGGGCGTGAGAGTTTGGGAGCTGCAGGTTTGGTTTACAGCCGAGCGCCTGTGGTTGTGGCTGCCCATGACGAGGGCGCACTGATTCGTTCGAAGAACGGGTTTTGGCTCTCCATTCCATTGCCAGCCGCAGGAACAGGCCCACGCGGCAAGCGCATCACACCGGGGCTTTGGGAGCGCATGCGCGGCCAGAGACTTCGATTCGTCTACCGAGCAGGTAAGCCGTCACTCTTGGTGGCGGACAACCAACGTGCAAGAGCAGGCAAGCGGGGCGGTTTCACAACCGCTTCTGCTTCGGCGCAGCAGTCCGGTAAGGGGCTCGTGAGTGTTCCGATCTTCTTGCTAGTGCCTCAGGCTCAGCTTAAGAAGAAGTTCGATATCAATTCAGCCGTTCAACGCTGGGAATCCCAGCTCATACAAAACGTCATCTCCAACTGGCCCGATGAATGAGGGCAGGAGTTGATTTACCGGAGCAGGCCGTGGGCCTGTTTTTTTATGTCTAAGCGTGAAGAAGCCGTCGGGGCTTTGTTTCAGTTGTTGGG